GACAAAACAGACAATCGCCCAGAAAACCTAGTGCTTTTTGGGAACCACAAGGATCATAGTAATTTTCGTGAATCTCAAAAAGTTTGTCCCCATTGCGGTGGTCGTCTTTAGGGTCCGCTGGGCCCAACCCCGCAAGATGCCTGGGCAATGCGCCAGATAAAATTAACACTAAATTCGAACCTTCCATCCGAATCCTGGCCTATGTATTGAGGGATAGCTATTGCATCGACGGTCCATGCGATATAGTCATCACCACTCCCGGAGATATTCGGCATATTCCAACCCGCCGTTCCTTGAAGTGCGGTATAGATGGTCCATGCATCATCCCGGGCCTCAAAATATGTCTTTGCACGACTCAATGCCTGAATGAGGAAGTCGGCGCGGTCGGGCAACTCGGGTACTGTCGCCCCACCGGCCGACTCCGCTATAAGAACGCACCTGTCCGGCGCGGTGGCCAGGCGATGTCCGGCCTGAAGTGTCGTGCCTAAGGTGAACGGTGTCTTACCATCGATGAACGTAACGATCTCTTGGAACATCATGTCATCCCCCGAGTAGTCCCTTTAGGTATTCGCCGACGATATCGAGATATCGCTTAGCATTCCGGGCCATCTTGGATTCGAGGTATTTTGGCCCCGGGTTTATCGCCCCCTTATTGGTTGTCCAATTGATCCCGGCCTCAGCCTCATGCCAACGTGCTGCATAGACGATATTGAAACCTGCCTCGACGGAAACATCAGTCTGCGTCACGACGACCGCATTGACGTGTTTTGATCGCCAAAGAGCACCCGTTTTTTTGGGCGCCTGTGGTGCCTCTTCGATAGCATCTGTGAGTAGCGCATTCGCCGCCTTGACCAAACCTTTCTCGGTCTCGGGCGGGATGGCATTCTCTACGAGCTTCTTGAAGCCCTTCTCGAAATCGCTCATATCGATGGTCATTCCCATATCGTCACCTTATGCGAGATAGACCTCATAATGTGGACGCGAAAATGCCTTCGGTTCGTGGATGGTTATAATGGATCGCTCCCTTCCATCGACGATGAGTCTATCCGCGTGCACGAGCGCACGCCCGAGCGCGTTGTCGGTTTTCCGCATGTGAAGATAGACGTGGATCGGCGAGACGATTTCCTCACCCGCGAGATTGCGGACAAGGTTTGTCTTCCATTCGACGTAACCTCGGGTAGCAATGTTTGTCGTCGGGTTCGGTTCTCCCCATTGGTCATTGCCGTTTGCTTTAACAACGGTTATATGATCGACGAGATATGCTGAGATCATCCTTCACGCTCCCTGATGCGGATTTCTTCAACGGATGTCGGGAGGAGTCCATGTTCACAATTCGGATGAAAAGGACAGTCTTCATCCAACATCGGATATTCCGGATCGTTGCCCGATAATGAATAGATATTCCCTTCGTAGGGTTTACAGATATCGCAGATAGTCCCATGAACCGAGACTTTGACGAGATCATTTTCATAGAGGGCACATTGATCGAGCGTCGCCTGTGTCGCAGCCTCCGCAAGTGTTGTTCGTGCGACCATTTCAGCATACTTACTAAGGTTATAAGTTCGTTCGCCAATTGTAATGAATTTCTCGTCTCCAACGATCTGGCGCAAACGTTCCATGATTTGCTTTTTCAGGGTTCCGCTTGAAATCTGTGTTATCACGGCTTGCTGAGCGAGGGCCGCAATTTCATCTTCTACGTCCTCATAGGCGAACTCCTGTAGGCTCGCGGCCAGGCTCTTTGTCGCACCCGTCCCCATGAGCGCGGCAGAAACGAACTGTTCAACCGTCCGCATGATCGAACCCGTCGCCTTGAGAAGTGCGGTATCGGCGGTTGCCTCGACCACTTGCGGGCCCGAGCGGGCGGGAATAACACCCCTGGGGATACGCCGCCCCAGCTTCCAAAGTTGAGCCTTAGTCTTCTCGGCGGCCTTCTCATAGGCAACCTTCGTCGTTTGCCGTGTCCAGCGCCCCGATACGCCGTTGAGATAGGTAACGATGCGGCGTGCCTTACGCTTCACTTCCTCAGCCTTGGCACCATCGAAGGTCGAAAGGTCTATCGAAAGCAAGAGCGTCCGCAGTTCATGGCCGGCCGCCCCATATATCCGTTGTAGGTCCGTGAACTTCATGCGGATGCCTTAGAAATTGCTCACCTTGGTTTTCACGGATTCCTCTTCGTCGCGGCTCAAATTCGCCGTGCTTATAAACCCGGTGTTGACGAGCCAGGGCGTGAGCATCGCCGCGACGAACGGGGGAACCGGCAGGGCCATTAGATATTTCTCGGAATAGTCCTCTTTTACTATCCCCGCCTTAATGACACCCTGAGCCTGGAGTCCTTTGCGCCGGTCCTCGTCAGACAGGTGGCAGGCCAAGTAATAGGCCATCTCGCCGTTGACTTTTCTCAGGACTTCGAGCTCTGCCGCAGTCGCGGTAATATATGTCGGGAGCGCCCATTGAACATCATAATAGAGTCGGTTATAGCCGTTGACGATAACCTTCTGCTTCTGATGGACTGCCGTGTCCTCAATGAGATCATCCCAACATTCTGTTTCGAGTCGTTCAATCAAGAAATAGTTTTCGGCATCGGCCAAATCAACGAACCATCCTATACTCATTCTGATCTCCTCATGCACTTAGCCTTACAAATATTGCCGGTATCGGAGCCGCCGTTATCATCGTCGGGGAAGATGGGAATGTCCCCGGAAGTGCTCCGTAAGTCTGCGAAACATACAGACCCGCGTTCTGGGCCGTCCCCAATGTATTCGATGTTCCGATGATGTTTATGACGCCAGCCACGGGAATACAGTAAATCGATGGCGTTGCCGCACAAACAATGACCAGCCAATAAAGCGTATCAGCGGCAAGTGCCTGATTGATGGCAATCTTTTTAGCTCCTGTCGCTGTGACATCAATGGTCCCGGCATCCAATAGGAGGTTCCCCGGATAACAATTCCCACCATCGGAATATATGCCTAACCGTGCCGTGGTCGTACTTAATGTCGAAACATAGACGCCGATCTGGTCGAGCGTTATGGCCTTTCCAACGATGAACGGCATGGCATACATCCGAGCCGCAACCAAGGCCGTCCCGGCAAGGGCTGTTCCTGCACGCGGGGAAGTAAACCATGCCTCATAAGTACCCGTTCCGTAGTGTCGATAGGTAACTGATCCAGCATCGCCCGATGCCCCCTTGTCTCCCGTGGCCCCCTTGTCACCGGTCGCTCCTGGAGAACCAGCGGTTCCCGTATCCCCGGGTAATCCTTTATTTCCGGTATCGCCGGGTAAACCCTTATCTCCCGCGGGTCCTTTATCCCCAGTCGCACCGGGAGGGCCAGCCACCCCCGCATCTCCGGCTAAGCCGTTGGCCCCGGACAACCCCTTGTCGCCCGATGGTCCCTTGTCTCCAGTGGGACCTTGTTCTCCAGGTTCACCCGATATTCCGGCATATCCCTGCGGACCCCTGTCTCCCGTTGCTCCCGGAGAACCACTCGCGCCCGTATCCCCCATTAACCCCTTATCGCCAGCGAGACCCTTATCTCCCGAAGGTCCCTTATTACCGTCGGGTCCCCTTGAACCGGCGTCGCCAGTAATCCCTTTGTCTCCATACGGACCCTTGTTTCCTGTCGGGCCCGGAGAACCCTGATCACCCGTTAATCCCTTGTTGCCGACATCTCCCGGGAGACCCTTATCGCCGGTTAGTCCTTTATTGCCAATGGGTCCCTGGTCGCCAGAAAGTCCCTTTGCCCCCGCGTCCCCGGTTTGGCCCTTGTCCCCCGTTGGACCCCTATTCCCCGCCGGACCCTGGTTGCCCGTAATCCCCCGTTCCCCGATTGATCCTTTATCACCCGTGAGTCCTTTGTCTCCGACCGGACCCCTATCGCCAATTGGTCCTTTATCGCCGGGTCCACCAGGATCACCCTTGTCGCCTTTCGCATAGACCTCGCCCTTGTTAATTCTGGCAAGAAAATTGTCCATCCACCAGGGTACCTTGAAAATGACCCGAGCTTCGCGTTTCATGTTATTTCCATCATTATGGTTTTATGTTTCAATATATCCGGCAGCAATTCCTTGCTTACCAGTTCCCATTTCGTTCCCGTCATGAAAGTTCTTTTCCGTCGCCATGCCCAAGCATCATATTGACCGTCAATCCTGACATGATAATATCGGCATCCGGTCTCCGGATTCATGAGTGTCGGCATGAATGTTTTGATATCTTTTTTCGTTCGTACGTTGAATGTTCCGAACATCGGACAACCGAAAATCGATTCATGCACGGCGTTCGAGAAGTGTGCCTTCCCGCCGCCCGTCGCATAATGTCCATTAACGATCACCTAAAGCCCCTTCGCCAGAATATCCCCGGCTCCCTGATCTTCCGGAATCCGCCAATTGGAATAACAGGCGGTCAGATACTTGTCGCATTGTAGCGGTATGGGATACGGTTTCCCTTTGTAATTCACACTACCCAGTTCGGCATAGAACCCTACTGCCGTTCGGAAATAAATGTCCACCAATATCCGACTCTTAACAAAATGGGCATTCTCTTTCTCTGGAAAATAATGCCCCTGCATATAACCCTTGCCGATCATGGCATCCGTCAGGGCAATTCGCTCTTGCTGATTGACAATAGCAATTACATCCAGGTCGTTATCGCCGTTGGGGTATGCGCCATCCCTAAAGAACCCCAGGCACAAGCCAAGTGCCAGACATGCCTTGATGCCAAGTTGTTCGGTTATGCTAAAATACTCATCGAGAATACAGTCGGCAATATCCGGGATCGTGGCTGGACTCACAATGCCATAGGGGAACACTTTTATCTCCGGAGGTTTCTTCACCTTCGGCATCTTGGATGACTGCAACATCCGCCTAAAATAATATCGGGTCATTTTCGTGTGTCTTACATTCCGCTCGTATCTTTGCTTCGGTAATATCGAAGTTATGAAACCCCCAGTTATGGCGAATGTTTTCCCCACTCTGTAATTCCCGCCGCCCCCTCATCCGCCGGATTACGGCTAAATCCGGATCGGCCATTATCCAATGTGCCCCGGCGAACCGCGTACCTGAAACCCTGATCTTGGGGTTGGCGTGATAACGATGAAATCCGGGCCACCAATCAATGCCAAGTCCCGATTTCACAATAATCGGTTTTCGATATAGGCTGTTCCATCCGACTGTCTTATTTGGATCGCCGTGTCGCCTCTGCCGAATTACCGGCCAAGATGAATTAAGGTCCCTATCCGTCACGTGCCGATAAACCGTCCACATGTCGGCATAGATTAGATTGCCGTTTGCCTGACTCAATATCGTTCGCGCATCCCCATTCCCGGCGGGGAAGATGAACTCATCCGTGTCGGGTGCCATGATCCAATCGCCGTCTACCGTGGCCGCGGCCCGCGTAACAAGGGCCGTGGTAAATCCATAGTTAATCTTGTCGGGAAGTCTATAGTTCCGAATCTCGGCGTTCGGATATTCGGCGATAATCTCTGCCGTGCCGTCGTTTGTCGTCTCGTCCAGAAGGATGACAATCTCGTCGGCAAAGGCATAGTGGCTCAGGAATAATGGAGCCAGCGTTGCCTCATTATACCAGCGGGAGATTACGGATAGTTTCACCTTTTCGGTTCATCCAGCCGATGGAAGTTCTTCCCCCAAAGATAACCCTTTCGATTTCGTTCCACGTAAATTTCAATGGCCCGGATTGCCAGCGATTTTATGATCATCGCCGTTTGGTCGTGGTCTTCCGGGCGAAAAACAAAATGGTCTAATGTCGCTTCGGCACATTGGATATACCGATTAACCGACAGTCCATAATCCAAAAGTTCCACATCTGAACTATGAGCGAAATAATCCGGACAAAGTATCTGTCGTTCCGGAAATCGATTAAGGAAATTGTCCCCGACAAATGGAAACGAGCCGACGAATCCGAACCCGGGCATCGGTCCCACCCCCCAGAGCGTTTGAGTTTCCAATGGGACCACTATTCCGTCGCCGTCCGGGAAGGCCGTCGCCATCGCGATCTCAAGCATCCGGACCGTATCACGCGTTACGACCGAATCATCACCCAACATGAAGAGTGCGCCCGGTTGCTGCGCCACGAGGTTTTGCGCTGCGGCCCATCCGACCTTCGTTGCAATCGATTCGATAAAGACGTTTTTTCTGTTGCCATATTGCGTCCTTAATCTTTCGACCATCTGACCATTGTCTTGAACGATAACGAAGATATTCAGGTTCGTAGCCGTTGACGTCAAGAGCGCATCGACAATCTTAGTCACGGTCCCGCGACCGATCGTCGGGATGCATGCGTTTACGGGAAAGGGCGATACCGGATAGGGCGCGTGTTTAACATTCGTGATGGCGGCCATCCTTGGAACTCCCGCCTTTGTGATGTTCCCGGCAAGCCTGCCCCAATCTTCCATGATCGTGCTTTCGCTTGCCGCGGCATGTCCGGGCCGTGAACGATGAATGTGAACTTTGTGGGTTACCTGATCTTCCGTGCGTCGTCTTCGTTGAAGTAAGGTTTCTCTAAAACGTATCTCCCTGTTGGTCATCATGGTTATCTCGCGTCCTTGACGACAAGTCCGATTCCCATCTGGTGATGTCCGAAAGGAACCGCGTCGTTATAATTCCTGATTTCTATGACCGTATGCCTTTTTTCCTGAACGACCAATTCGCCCCAAAGACGCTTGACCTCACATGTCTCAGTAACCGAATTGCCCTTCCATCGTTCCGTCGAGATGTCATGGAATGCGACTATGTGTTTCGTCAATGGTGCGTATAGCGTATAATCCACGGCGACGCCTTGATAGGTGTGATCGCCATCGATGAAAAGCAGGTCAATCATTCGGCCGGCCAGCCGCGATTTCAATAATTCAACCGTCGCCTGAGCATGAGAATTACCCAGAATGTCCGGAGGATAGATAGGCCCGGATCGTGAGCTCGACCGATCTATTCGGACGTGCTGTCCGATATCCATGCCGATATATTCAGCGTTCAATAATGTCTCATAAAAGCATTTCTGGCGACCGCGAGAAATGCCGATTTCCACGACAATCGGTCGCTCAACCCCGTGTGCCTTGAAATAGCCGTATGCAAATTCAAGGAAACAAAGAAACTCGTTTAGATTCTGTTCAATTGCTTTTCCTGAACGATCCTCTGGAATTACGAGTGCATCAAACCGTTCCCTAAATGTCATGGGTGCCATCCCCCTCAAACCTTCCCATTGTTTGCTACCCAATCCCGCTCTATCTCGATCATGTGTTTCTTGGCGCGAAACTGGCGGGTCGCCGCTTTATAATGATGGACGTTCTCTCCCGGAGCGCCACCTAAGACATCCCCGCCCTCGGTAAAATGACCCAGGCCCGGAAACGCCTTGATGATCTTTCCGGACAATCCCTTTTGATGGATATCGAGCATAGTCAAATAACAGGGGGCTCCGTGGTGAACATAGGGATAATATTTCCTGTAGTTCCTTGTGTCGATCAACTGGAAAAAGGGCTGAAGATATCGTATTGAGCCATAAACGGGATTGCGCGTCCAGTTGATATGACGGCTTCGGTTTGCTGTTTCATCGACATCCCCGACGCCGAACGTATCCCCTTCCATCATGGCCAGCATCGCCTGAAGGCACGGTTTCAATAATTCAATATCGGAATCGAAAATGAGAGCATAGGGAGTCTTGGCCTTATCAATACCCATGCACATCCCCCGTCCATGGCCGATATTGTAGCCAAGCGAGATAACGGTCGTCTTATCGGACGCCAGCCCGCGAACGTAGGTCGCGCACGGATCGCTCGTATCCGAACCGTCGATGATGATAATCGGCATCTCGGGATAGAACTTACGGATCGAATTATAGGCCCGTTCAATCAGGTCTTTCGTATTCCAGCAAACCGTAATCCCGGTGATGGGAAGATCAACGGGGAAATATGATTGATGGTTTTCACTGGTCAACTTCCCGCTCAATATATCCAAATAAACTCGATAATCTTTCGGCGCCAGTTTCTTGAGCATCGCCCTGTCCGCCGTGTCTATATGATTGCGATAAAACGCCGAATTATGGCCGATTCCAATACCGGCACGACCGGGTAAACCCTTGATACCCATAAATAATGATTTGCCGCCGTCATCGAAACGATATCCCCGAGTTCCGACTCTCTTCCAGATTCTCAGGTCTATAAATGTGTCGCCGACATTTAGCGTTTCAGAAAATTCTGATAGAAATGTATTCCGAAAAGCCGTCTCCGCAAGGTTGGCATGCGTACTATTCAAGCCATTGATATATCCGCCCGTTGGAAGATGGTAATATTTATAACGCAGGAGGCCGACAACCTCATGTTGATCCAGTCGCCGAGAC